GTTTTTGGATTTTTCATTTGTCTAAATTTTTAATTTTTTTAATATTATACCAGATTGTAGTAATACCTACAACAGCACTAATTAACCATAACCCATATTTACTAGCTTGATCAAATTGAAAGTAGCTTAGTAAAAATGTGCTAAATGTAAAAAATGCACCCCCTACACTATTATTGTCAATATTAGGCATCAATTTGTTCATTTTTAAATATTTCTTTTGCAATAATGTTAAATGCTTCGGCAACAGCAACAGCTGTGTCAATGTTTTCCATTACACCACGTTTAATAGATTGATCTATTAATGTTTTAATAATTTCTAGGGCTTTCTTTTGATCCATTTTTTTATAGTTTAAAGGTTAAAAAAGTTATATTAAGGTAATGTTTAACTGTGTAGCACCCCATTGATACGCATAGCTATTAGAATCTGGACTTGTTGAATATGCTTGATAATCAAATCCAGACATTGTTAAATTTCCATCTACTAATAACAAATTATCACTTGAAAATAATTGATATAAAAATGTAGCACTATCTGTTAAATTATCATTAATGCTTACTAAATTATATATTGTAGCTGCTATCATTGATCCATTGTACCATATTGATATTGGTTGTATTTCTTTCATATTAATTTATATTATTTCTTACTAATTTTTCGTTTAATTCTTGAACTGCTTTGGTTAATAAGGCAATCATATTTGAATAAGCTAAAGCATCTGGTGTTCCATCTTCTGCATATTGTACAAATTCAGTCATTCCTAAATCGTGTATTTCTTCTGCAATTAAACCAGCAAATTGTTTTTCACCATCATTAATACCTTTATAATATACAGATCTCATTTGTAAAACTTGATTTAATCCTTTATCATAATCTCTTACATCAGTTTTATATTTTAAAGATGATGTTGAACGTCTTAATGCACCATCAGTATCTATATAACCATTAGCAGCAGCAGCAGATGTATAATTATAAGGTGAAACAGCAGCAGTTCCTGTTCTAAAAAAACCATCATTTCTAACTAAAAATAATTCAGTACCACTACTATTATCAATGTATAAAGCACTAGCAGCTGATGTTGCAACACTACCTCTTATAAACATATTACCAGTAACTTGTGCTTTCCAGCTTCCTTGATCTATAAAACTTCCTATTAATAAATTACCATTACTTAATATACGCATTTTTTCACTAAGTGTACCACCTCCTCTAGTTTTAAATGCCATATAAGCATCAGTAATAGCAGCAGCATTCCAAAGAAGATCTATTTCACCCATAGTAGTATAACCTGAATCTCCCCAAAATTGTATTACATTACCTCCATTAGCAGTTGCTGTTGATGTATTTGCTAATCCTAAAACTACTCCAGAAGTAGCAGTAATTTGTAATTTAGCATAAGAATTGGCTGATGTATCATTTATTAATACATTACCATCTCCTCTAACATATAGTAATGAAGATGCACCATTATAAGTTTCTACTCTCAAAGCATAATTTGAACTACTTGAAGCTGCTGAAATATTTAATCCAGAACCAGTTGAACTTGAATTGACAATATTAAATAATACATCACCTGCTATTGAAGTTGATGTTTGTATTTTACCAATACTTGTAATTGTAAATCTATTTGTACTATTTGTTGCAAAAGCTAAAGTATTAGCAGCACTTAAATACATTCCGTTTGTAGGTACAGTTGCACCATTTGGTATAAAAGAATTAGCAGTAATTGTTGTACCAACCAGTAATGAACTACTAAAATTACCAGATCCAGTAACGTCAAAAGTATAACTGCTAGTAGGTGTTGTAGATCCAATTATTAAACTAGATGGTATATTAATTACACCAGTATTGTGTACTAAAAATCTAGGTGTAGTATTAACGTTATCATATACTACAAAATCATTTGCTACTGAACTAGAAACATAGTTTCCTAAACTCCATTTGCTAGTACCAGCACTTTGAAAAGTTGCAACACTATTTGTTACACCAGTACCGTTAAAAATAGCTGTTGTACCAGATCCAGAATGAATATCTAATTTTGCACCTGGTGTAGCAGTTCCTATACCTAATCTTTTACTAGTATTATCCCAAAAAAAGTTAGCATTATCTTGTGAAATAAAACCACTAGCATCAGCAGAAAATAATATGCTTCCAGTATCAATAGCTTTGTAATTAAAACTACTTGAAGCACTTGTTAATGATAAATTATTTGCTAATATACTAATACCATAACTAGTAGAATTACCATTTGCAGTTACGCTTTCTAAAGAACCACTACCAGCACCAGCATCTGCTATTACTTGCCAACCAGATGATAAATCTTGAAAAATCTGTTTAGTATCAATAGACATAAATAATCTACCAAAAATACCAGCTGCTGGTCTTGTAGAAAATATACCAGTATATAATGCTGGTGATGATAATTGATTATTTACATAATTTATTAATCTTATTGCCATTTTATATATTTATATATCGTTTCTTAATAACTACACAATTATTCCCAGATGATATACCACCAAAGTTTACAAAAAACCTTTGTGTTGTATTTTCACCTACATTTCCACCTACTTCTAATTGCTGTGATGGTGCTAAAGTTACTGATTCTATTTTAACGTTTGTTGTACCATAGTTAATAAATGTATAACCGTTGCAATCACTACCTCCAACATATTGTGAAACACTTATTTGAAAGAAATCAATTTCGTACTGTAATAATTTTAGTTTTACGTCGCTCATATTATATTGTATTTGGTACTTTTCCTATTTTTCTAATTCCATTCATACTAAATGAAATATTTATAGAATCGTTAGATGATTTAATATTTTCTGGTGCTAAAGGATCTGGATTAATTAATCTACTATACGGTGTTGATGGTGCAGTTGCACTAGTTAAATCTATTGTAGTGGCTGGTGCTTTCTTTCTTAACAAAAGATATAAACCATAACCAGCTAATAATAAATATATTAAATTTTTATTTTTCATATTAATTTTTTTTTATGCTTGATCACTTTCAAATATTGTTTTTGTATCGTAAACATCTGATCCAGAACTTGATCCATAATAACTACTCCATTGTTCAGAATTAAAAATTTCCTCAAAAAAACTTTTACTACCACCACCACCTTGTAGTTCTGGTATATAGTAATAATTCGGTGCTGCTGAACTATCAGAACTACCACCATAATTTGATGGTGCTGCTTCTGGTGCTGTTTCTGGTGCTGGTTGTATTATATCAATAGGTGTAGTATATATAGGTTGTTCAAAAGGTGGCACATATATAGGTAACTCAAAAGATGGTGGCACGTATATTGGTGCTATTTCTCTAACTGGTACTCTTATAGGTGCTATATCAATAGGTGTAGTATAAATAGGTTGCTCAAAAATAGGTACACTAATTTCTATAACAGCTGGGGGAACTGTTATAGGCTCTACTATTGGTGTCCTAATTGGTACATTTTCATAAATAGGTAAATCAAAAATAGGTGTAGCAATTTCTACAACAGCTGGGGGAACTGTTATAGGCTCTACTTTTTCTACTGGTGATTTTTTAATCGGTACTTCTTTTACTGGTATAATATCATCAAGGTAACGATCATCTGCTCGTGGATCATAATTTGGATCTTGATAACCGTAAGTTGGAACAGCTGTAATAGGTGTAGCTGGTGTAATAACCTCTTTTACTGGTGCTACAATTTCTTTTACTGGCTTTGCTATTATCAAATCGGTAATAGGTGTAGCTGGTATTTCAATTTCTTTTACTGGTGTAGCTGGTGTTATAATTTCTTTTACTGGCTTTGCTATTATCAAATCGGTAATAGGTGTAGATGGTTTTTCAATTTTTTCTACTGGTGTAGCTGGTGTTAAAATATCTACTACTGGTATAGCTGGTTTTTCAATATCTTTTATAGGATTTTCAATGGGTGTAACATCACGACCACTACCACCACCAGCACCAGTAGCAGTTTCTAATAATGGCTGTTTTCTAAACACTAAATATATACCTAGTGCAGCCAATGCTAAACCAATAATATTACTTTTTTTAGTTGCCATTAAATTACATTAACATCCGTTATATAAACAAATCCACTAACACCATTTGCAAAATCACTACCTAATACTACACTATACATATTAGATTTAAAAGTACCAGTTTGTGTCATACCAATACCAGATTGATCAAAAGTATAAATAACTTGTAAATTTTGATCATACACTTTAGTACCTATGTTACTATACACTTGCGTAGTACCAGTAGGTGCATTTGATTGTGGCTGATATACTGATCCAGCTATTGCTGTTTTCTTTTTAAAGGTGGAAAAAAGTATATACCCTATTCCTAATGCTGCTATTATTTTAATACCTATATTCTTTTTCATTAAAATCTAAATTTTATTCCTTTACGTAAATAATTATCGTTAATTGTTGCTATATCATTTTTAGATAAATTTCCAGTAATAAATTGTACCAGATCTTGCAAATTACCAGTAGCTATACCAAAAAAATACTCTTGTCTTTTTCCGAATGTATCGTATAATAACGCAAAATCTGCGTCATTCTGTACTCTTGCTACTTGATAACCAGCATCACTTTTATTATCTGCTATTCCAGATTTAGACAAATCATTATAAATATTATTAGCTATTATTTGCCATTCTCCTTTACTCTTTGTAGGTGTTTGCTTTACTAATGCACTATTAACATAATCACTTATATTAGTAGTACTGGATACCTCTTGTTGCACTTGTTGTGCAGATGGTAATATCCCTAGCTTAACCAATAAAGGCTTAACTATAAAAAAATATCCACCACCTACTACTATTGCATAGGTAATTATTTTTGAACTATCTATTTCCCCTACTGATTTTCTACCCATTTTATTAAAGGTTAAAAAAGTTATAACATTAATAGTAGTGATTGCAATTTAGCGTTTGACATAGAATCTAATTTTCTTAGATGATCTATGCTAACTCCTTTGCTCATTAAACTATTTAAAATCAAAATTGCTTCGTTTGGATCACCATTATCAATTCCAGCAATACCAGCTATATGTGGATCATTATCTGTAACCCCTAATAACTTAGATAATCCAGCTATTAATAAAGTTTGCATTTGTGGACTAGATAATATATTACCCAGTACTCCTTTATCTTCTGGTTCTTCTTCTTCTTCAAATTCTTCTTGCGACAATTTAGCTAAAATAATATTTTGTGTCTCCATTAATTTAGCTAGTGCTGCATCTGTTTTATAGTTTGATCTTTCAACCCCAGTAATTTGTTGCATTGATGACATACTAGGCATTTCGGTAACTCTAAAGTTTAAACTAGCATCGTGTGCCATATCAGCATCCACGCTATTTTTTTTGTTTATACTATGATATAACTTAATGCAATAAAGTGTTTGATCATCTTGTTGCTGCATAGAAATTAAAGTATTTTCCAATAACATTCTGCCCTCATCTAAATCTGGCTTTGTGTATTGAAAACTTTTATCTAGTTTACTAGGTGTTCGGTAAGTATAAACAGCATAATACGGACTGGTTGCGTGTCTGTCAAACCAGTCCATAATGCCATCTATGCCCGTTATCTGTGCTTTCGCTGACATATTGTTGTATATTAAAAATGGTAGTAAACCCCAAAGCTATATGCTACACCAGTAGTCGCTAAAGCAGTAGGTACGTTTACATAAGATTTAACCCAGCTTATAGTCATTCCATTAATTGCTGGTAATTCAAAAGTATAAGGATCTGCTGCACTGTTAACTAAATTGTTAAAGTTAAGCATTGGAACATTATATACTAATTGTAAATCACCTTCATACAAAGTTAATGTTGACTTCTTTAGATCGGCAGTAGTTACGGGTGTTGATCCAGTTAACGGTGTTGCTGTAATTGTACCAGCAGTGTAAACTTGAACAGCAGTAATTTTTGCGTTTCGTAAGTTAGGCAAATCGGGGAAATAGAAACGTGTTAAAGTTGTTCCAGTTGGAACTGAAATTTCAACAGCTTCAAATCTTTCAATGCGTATCATATTGTATTATTAAAAAATTTAAAAATAGGTGGTAATGACTGACCACCGGCAGTAGCGTTTATACTTCGCAAAAGATATTATTTAACTGATGTACAGTTTTGAGCTAAGATACCATACCATAATGTAGCAACATAAGTATTGCTATCAATAGCACTAGGTGCAGCTGGTAAAATAATACTAGCATTAATATTACTAGCACCATTTAACACTATGTTAGGCTCACAAACTTGCCATCCGTAACTACTCATATCTGCTTGATCAATAGCAAATTGTGCTGGTGATGTTGCAGATGCAGCGTTAAAGTTAGTATTTTGTTGTTGTTGTGGGATGTCTAAGTGTTGTAAAATAGACCATTTTGGTAACACGTTTTGATTGTTTACTTGAATATTCAAGTAACCATTATACACATTATATAACTGTGCAGCACCAGTTGAAAATGCTGTTAAGTTAGGATATGTATAGTTTTTAGCAGATCCAGTTGTAGCAGATCCACTTGTTAACAAAATTTGAATTGAACTTACAATAAACAAATCTTGTAATGCAAGACGTTGTTCACGTACAGTTGGTGTACCATTTTGATTATCATTAATCAATACTGGTACGTGATATGCAGCTGAACTTGTAGTTAATAAAACCTCACTGCGTAAAAAAGACGGCGTTAATACTGCGTGTGAAGCATCGTAGCCTAATTGTTGAATCAGTGTTTTTGCGTTTTCAAACACTAATCTGTTACCCATTTGTGTTGCCATTGTATTATTATTTATTTTTTATTAATAAAGGTGAAAAAAGTTAATTAGCATTGCTCCATTATAGCAGCGTTACGTACACCAGCAATATATGTACCAGCAGATGCACCTTGATAACCAGCTATGTTACGTACTTGCTTATTACCGTAGTAATTTGCACCAATACCACCCATACCATTTAAGATACCAGCAGATTGTACTAATTTTAATCCACCTACTGCGATCATACCAGCACCTAATTTAGCGCCGACATCACCTTTGATGAATTTAGGTGTAAAGATACCAGCTACTACTGGGACTGCACCATTAATTAGATTTTTAGACATAGTTGACATTGAACTACTTGATAAAGCAGTACCAACAGCTTTGCCTAATGCTTGTGCTAATACAGCACCACCAGCGATATATAATACGCTAGTTAAATTACCACCCATTCCAGACATTCTAGATCTGCGACGTGTATGGTGGCGTTTTGTTTTTTTTCTTCTTGCCATTTTGTTTTATTTTAATTTTTGTTTATGGAAAATTTTTATTTTTTTACTTGTTTATCTGATTTGCTATGTTTTAATGCTACTAAGCTAGTACCACCTTGAGTTAATTTAGGTACATATATATAACCATCTACACCTACATATCTATTTGTAGGGTATTTATTATAATATTCTCTACATTTATAACCATTTTCATGCATATATTGTATATAATACTTGTTATATATTTTTCCTATAATTTTTGTTAACCCAGACATCATATGTTTATGCTGTGCTTCATCTAATCTTTCTACGTCGTGTTTAACTTTATGTATTCTATTTAAAATACCTTGTTCGCTAATTTTCTTTTTAGCTACTTTTTTATGTTTAACTACACCTACTTTTTTAGCAGATTTCTTTTTTCCTACTGGACTTTTACCTTTATGCTTACTTGCATAAATAGCACTAGCTTGTTTAACGTAGTCAGTCCATTTAGAATATCTTTTAGGATATTGTTTTCTTAAGGACTTTGCTTCTTTTAATATAGATTGTAAAGCTGTCATTTTTGTTTTAATTTTATTTTACAGTATTTAAGCATTTCATCACCACCCCAAAGATTATAAGATATAGTACCACATTTTGACCAGTCTTTGTTATCGTATGTTTTTGCTCTTTTTAAATAATTATATGTTCTTTTTAGTGTATCAATACTTAATTCATCTTTTAATATCTGATCTGCCCTTCTCTTTCCCACCAGTGTAGCACATTTATTCCCTTTTATATAGTTTGCTACAATAGCTTTCATTACATTATCTTTTACTTTTTTAGGTATCATTTACTTTTTTAATAATAAAATTAAACCTAATGCAATAGCACCATACAAAATATATTTTTGATTAGTACCACTGGTTAAACTTGTTAATATACTTGATGGTGTTGCGTTGTAATTTATTTCTGCATCTGTAAACATAGATCTTTGTAAATTAGCATACATATTATTACCATCTGGAACTCTATTTCTTACTGAAAACAAATAATCATTAAAATAGATCTTTTCTTCTGGTGTTAACGTCATATAATCACTAGGATAATTTTGTCTATACCATAATAACCATTTTTCGGCTTCTACGTCTTTAGCCTTATCACTAATTTTTTGTGTGGCTGCTAATACAGATGCCATTCTTTTATTAGCTGGTAAATTATTTAAAGTAGGCTTAACAGCATCAATAACACCTAAAGCATCCCTCGCTGGATGTTTAAATATACCAGAAATCCAAGGTATTAAAAATGGTGCTAATGCTATTGCTGCATCTAAAACTAATGTAACTGGTGATGCTGCACCACCAGTAGCTAGTGTAGCTTCACCAAATCCAATTTTAGCTGGACTTCTATATCCTATGTAACTAATATCTTCCAATTATCTACGTTTTTTTGTAAAAAAGTATATTCCAATACCAGCTGCTGCAATCAATAACAAAGTATTTGTACTAATACCAGTACTAGGTGCTGGTGGCTGATATGTTACATTTGATCCACCACCATAATTAGGTACTGGTTGAGCAGCAGTAATAATACTAGGTGCTGCTTTAAAAATAGTATCTAAAATATCTGTTAATGTGCTACCTACTGCACCATTGTTAACTCCACTTAATGCTACTAATGCCATATCTTTTATTTTTTTATCTTTATAATAATACGGTTGTTTTTTTAAATCGTATTCATCTAATACTGGATCTATCCAGTATTCAATATCATTTTGTTTTACTACTGTAAAAACGTGTTGCGGTGTACTATCAAAAGAATCGTAACTTGCGAATCTATAATATACATCAAAATCCATTTTTACATTACGCTTTATTGCTGACATTATACCAGCTGCAAACGTTGCGTACCCTTTGCAATCTATACCGTACATATCAGATCCTATTATAGCTGCTGGTGATCTAAGGATCTGCATTTGTTCACTTTCAATTCTATAATTGAAATTTTCTTTTAAAAATGCCCAAACATTATAACACGTATCATCTAAAGTTTCTCCTACAAAATATCTGTATATCTTATCATATTCACTTTCATACTTTTTGTGATTATCTAAGATTGCATTTATTATATCAGTCGTATCTTGATTATTAATTAGTATATCTTTTTTACCAATATATGGCTCTAGCTTACTAATTAATATATTTTTACTTACCATACTATATTTTATAACTAAATACTAAAGGTAAAAGAATATAATCTACCATTATAGTACCGTTAAAATCTAATGTAAAGCCACCTTTATTAATAACTTTAATATATTCTGCTACACCAGTATAACTTAATGTAACTGGTATTCTTAAAGTACTTGATCCAGTTTGTAATATAGTAGGTGTTATGCCTATTACAGTACCTACATATTGTCCGTTTAACATTAAATCACCTTTTATGTTTTGTATTTCAGCAGTAACATTTGTAGGATTATTTACTTGTACTACTATATTTAAAGTTGGATTTAATAAAGATAAACTACTAAAATCAATGCTTTTAAAAAAAACACTGAATGTTTGTGATAAAACAAATTTTTTATAAAGAATGTAAGAAATAATAGCTGCTGGGATTAACCACCAATTTTTTTGCATAATTACTATATTAGGATAAAATTACTAAAAATTCATAAAACCACCAATTTTACCTTAAAAATGTTAAATTTTGCCAATGTGGAAAAAAAAAAGGGTAAATGTGCAATGTTACGAAAGTAAAATGTTATTTTCGGCTTGCTGTAGAGCAAGCGAAAATAACATTCAGCATACCCCACTATTCTACATAAAAAAATACTTTTTTCACCTTTACAATAGATATATTATGAAAATATATTTGGTGGATTGAAAAAATTATCTAATTTGCATTTGATATTGTTTTACTGACTCTAAAACCAAAAAAAATGCAACAGCACTTCTACACTGATTCACGATCTGTGCTTCAGGAAATTAAAAGACTTAATGACAAAATGGATCACTTAAAGTTGATCTATTCTTTTACGAATTATCGTAATGTAAAAATTCTATTTTCTACTACTAACCCAGATGGTGTTGAACAGATGATCTGGTTAACTAATGAAATGTTACCTTTTCATCTGCCTAATGAAATAATAAATCTTATTGAAGATTCACTAGATGAATACGAAAAAGATATACAAACATTAAATTTTCACCTTAAAAATTTATAGTATGAAAAAACACTACTGGTTAGGTTATATAATTTTTGAAACCTTGTACGATCATTTGCAAAAGAAAGTTTATATAGTTCAGCTTGATATGTCTGAACACGATACACTAACATCTGCACAATGCCATATTGATTATCTTACAAAATAATAGCTATGAATACTTTTACACAACCAGCATACCCAGTTATGCCTTTACAAGACAATTTTCAACGTTTAGTAGTACCAGTTGCTGGACTATCTAAAGTTGAATTATTTGCACTTGAAATTTTTAAATGTACTTTAGTAAATAATACAGATAGTACAGATGATATTAATGAATTAATGAATCACAGCATAGAAACTGCTGTAACCTTTTTAAAAAAATTAGACGTAAAATCAAAAAAATTAAATGATGAAAAAGATAACGAACTATCTATTTTTAACCACTAATGGGCAAGCAATATTAATATTAATATTTGCTTTTATTGTATGTGGATTGCTAGAAAGAATATAAAATGACTACTGACAATAAAACCGAAATTACCGAACTACTAGCAAAAAGATCATATAACCCAGACTACATACCGAATAAAGAAAATATTGTTTTTACCATATCTGGTAAACACGTAGGATCGTTACAGAATTTCTGTGTGTATTCTGGGTTACCCTAAAGCTGGTAAATCTACGTACATAGCTGCATTAATTGCTAGTGCTTTTGTACCGTATGACGTTTTTAGTATGAAATTGCATCTGCCTACGGATCGTAAAAAACTATGCTATTTTGATACTGAATCTAGTGATTATGACTTTTTTAGGCAAATAAACAAAATAAAGGGTTTTTGTGAATTAGCAAACCTACCAGATACTTTTTATGCTTTTCAAGTTAGAGAAGATGGATCTGGATTAATAAGGCGTATGATTGAAACATATTTAGAACTTAATCCAGACTGTTCTGTAATTATTATAGATGGATTACTGGATCTACTGGTAAACTATAATGATGAAAAAGAATCTAGTTTATTAACTAAATGGTTAAAAAAAATTACTAAAATTTATAACGTGCTATTAGTAACTGTACTGCATCAATCTAAATCTAATTTATCTACTACTGGTCATATAGGATCGGCATCTGATCGTTTCGCACAAAGTACACTGGATATAGTAAAAGATAAAGATAGAAATAGCTACGTGCTTACCAGTCGTTTTATGCGATCTGATTCTGATTTTGAACCAGTAACATTAATGAATTTTAACGGTATTTTTACCCAAGTAGAAACTGAAACAAAAGTAACAGCTGGTAAAAAAGCTAGTGATTTACCAGATACCGAAAGCAGATCATTATGTTTTCAGATAATATCAATACCTACTGATTATAATAATATATCGGATGAAATTATAGAACGCACAGCCACCAGTAAAGCATATGCTAAAAATCTAATAAAAATATGGATTAATAAAGGCTGGATTATAAAAAATAAAGATAATAAATATGCTACTCGTTAACTTTTTAACCTTTATAAAAAAATTAAGTTATTTAATGTATATGATTTTTTTTCTTATACCAATAGCTATAATTTATGCACTTACAGTGTGTATCTGGGTATTTATAGAACATATTTTTGCAAAATCAATACATAAAATAAAATGATAAAAAATATACTAGCTATAATAGGATTATGGCAAATATTGAAATATATATATTATAAAATATTAGAACGAACTAATGGTTAGTTATGTCAGTAAAAAAAAGCAGCCAAGTGTTTTAATACTTGACTGCTTACTGACTATAAAACCCCGAAAGGTTAACTTTTTTCACCCCAAATATACAAAATGACAAACAAACAAAAAATTTATTTTATTATCCAGCAGCGTAAAGTAGTTAGCTTAACTGATCTATTTAATATTACCCAGATGGATCGTATGCAATTAATTACAGCTGTTAGCCATCTGGCTATTAAAAGAAAGATTAAAGCAGTTACGCAAGATAATGTAAGGTATTTTAAGATTATAGATAAACCCTTATAGTTATGGCTCAAAAGTTATACACAGCCATTGTGTTTATGTTAGATGGATTACCACCTAGAAAATACCGTAATATTAACAATATCCCCAATTTTCTCAATTTTTGCACAAAAAATAACGCAAATTATATAAACCTATATGATAAAGCTAGTAAACTATTCGTAGGTAGAATATACATAAAAAAAGGGACGTAGAAACGTCCCTCGCTTACCTTTCTATGCGTATGATTCAAACTATGATAAAAATAGCGTTTTTTCGGCTTTTCTGCGGCTTTTTAGCCCATTACTTATAACTCCCCCAGAATATACCCATTTGTCAAATTGAGCAGCAACAGTAGCCATATCTGCACCATTATTAAGTAATTCTAGCAAAGTACTATCTGCGAATGCACCTTTGCCTATATTATAGGCTAAACTAGATAAAGCTAGTATCTGGTTGTCGGTTAATTTAACCTTTACTTTGCTTTTAATATATTCAAAATCTTGTGCTGCCTCTAATAATAGCCATTTTTTGGCTGTTTCTTTGTCAATTACATCTGTTTTAATTACTGGTCTTTTTTGATCCCAGTTATATTGTGATCCATAACCTACTGAATAACCAGTGCGATCCCAATAAGGTACAGCATAAAACCCCTCAAAATTACTAATAACATTAAATAGCTTATTGCTAATACTAGCAAAAGCAGTCGTATTTAATGCACTAGCTATTCTTTTTCTAAGCATAAGTAATATTATTGCAGTAATAGCTACACCAGCTAATACTTTTTGATTCTTTGTCATACATTATTTAGAATCTTGTGCAGCACCACCTAATAAAAATGTGCATATCCCAGACACTGCTTGTCCTATCATTTGAATCGTACCAGTAGCAGATACAGCAAAGTACCCACCAATAGCAGCTAATAAACCGAATATTGTTGTTTTTGGATTTTTCATTTGTCTAAATTTTTAATTTTTTTAATATTATACCAGATTGTAGTAATACCTACAACAGCACTAATTAACC